CTTTTAAAGTGACTGTTGCTAATGTAAGTGGTAGCGGACTAAGTGAAGCGATTGTAATTAACTTTGTTGCTCTTAAGGGTGCTTCAAGTTAATGGGAATGTACGCTTTTAGGCGTATGAGGGAACAAAACGAAGCTGCTCAAAAGGCGGCTTCAGTTTCCACATATAAGCCAAAACCAAAAACAAAACCCAAGAAGGTTAAATTAAATGGCGATCACAATAGTAGCGACAGTCGGTAGTGCGACTGCTAATAGCTATGCAACATTAGCTGAAGCAAATTCATTTGTTGAAGGTCTTACTCAGTCTGATGATGTTGTAGCGTGGGGAACTAGCACTGATGACGAAAAGAATCGTGCTTTATTTTCCAGCACTAGAAGAATTGATCGTGAAAAATTTTTAGGTGCAAAGGTATCTGATACACAAGCAAGGCAGTGGCCACGAAGCGGCGTTCGTGTTCCTGACCAATATACAAACCTTTACGGCCTATCTTTCCCTAACAGGATCATGGCTGATTACTATACAGACACAGAAATCCCTCAAGAAGTAAAAGACGCACAAATTGAACTTGCTGTTTATCTCAACAACAATAAAGACGGTATCGGTTTGAGTGGTTTAGAGGATTTTGCAGCTATGAGTATTGGAAATATAAACGTGACTCCTAATTTTTATGGTAGAACTGGTATTGATCGCATCCCACCAATTATTGACCAGTATTTAAAAGGTCTTAGAATAGGGGGAAGTGCTAATCTAACAATTAAGAGGTCTTAACTAATGGCATACGAATACCCAGCAGCAATTATCATTACTGATACAAATGCCCACACTGGCAGATTTGGAAAAGTTCATTGCTTGACAGATGCAAGTGCTACTTTTGTTGCAGAAAACATTACAGAAAATGGATCTTCAACTATAAACGGCATCACTATGAAGGCTTCATCTGAAGTTTGCGGTGTTATTACAAGTATTACTTTGGCAAGTGGTCAAGTCATAGCATATTACTTATGAGTATTGCATCAGCACTTAAGAAAGCAGCTTCAGCAGCAGTGAGAGCAGTAGGTGGCACTATTACGATAGTTAGGTTGACTGAAGGTACTTATGATGAAGAAACTGGTGTTTTTTATAACAATGAAACTAAATTCACAGTAAAAGGTGTTTTGAGTAATGTTGTTAGAAGGCAAACAAATGATTTAGTTGAGTCGCAAGATAAAATTCTTACTATTTCTGCTGGTGATATTACCTTTGTTCCTACAACAAAAGATAAAATTATTATTAGTGGTATAAATTATAAAATAATACAAGTCAATACAAATGAGCAGGGAAATATACCAATAAGTTTTGAATTAATTTTGAGGTAAACATGGCACGACAGATCAGAGTAGATGAAATTGATGACTTCTTTGAAGATCTTGTTGTTGATCTTGTTAGAGCAACTACCCTTGAGTGGACAAGAAGAGTGAAAAAAGAAACTCCTGTTGATACTGGTAGATTAAGGGCAGCATGGCAAACAAAAATAGAAAAATTTAAAGGAGAAGTGACTAATAATCTTGAATACGCAGAGCCTGTTTGCTTTGGTGTAAACTTACCGCCT